CGAAGCCTCCCGCTCCGCCACCACGCAGCGCGGTCAGGACATCGCTTCCGCCGACCGCGCCAAGGCGCGCGACGCCTCCATGGCCCGCGCCCAGTTCGTGCAGCAACAATTGAACCAGCGCTTTGCCCAAGGCGCGGGCGACAAGACGCGCCTCCAGACCCAGCTCGTCCGCTCCCGCGAAATCATCGCGCAGATGAACGCGGCCCAGCGCATCATGAACGGCATCGAACTGGCCCAGCCCGGCGTGACGCCACAGACCAATGCGCAATATGCCGCCGCGCAGAAATCCTACGAGGACGCGGAAGCCAAGCTCGCCATTCTCGAAAAGCAGTCCGAAACCGCCAGTCAGACAGGCGCGGCGTCCGCCGCCACACCCAAGACCGGCGACATCATCACGGGCAAGGACGGCAAGCGCTATCGCGTGACGGGCGGCGACCCGAACGACCCGGACGTCGAAGAGGTGCCGTGAGGTGCCCAAGCTCTCCGAGGTGATGGGAGCCGCACCCGCTACCACGCCGGCCGCCAAGAAGCTCTCGGACATCGCCCCCCAGGTGCCGCGCGCCGGATTGACCCCGGCCCAGGATGCGCAGGCCGCGGCCGCATCCCCGATACGGGGACAGATGACGCTCGCCGATCTGGTGGCGGGGCGCAAGCAAGCGCCCGACCCTTACAAGCCCCCCAGTCTCGTCGAGTCCTATACCGAGCCCGGACGCCGCGCGGCCAAGAACATCGCAGGCGACATCACCCGTCCCGTCAAGCCCGGCATCGTGCCCAAGGTGCTGCGCGCGGGGAAAACCCTGGCCGATGTCGGGGACTACGTGCTCTCGCCGATCACCGGCGCCGTCGAGGCAACCGTCGGACGTCCCGCCCAGGCCGTGACCGGCATGCCCGCGCGCCAGGTCGCCGAGGGCGTCATGGCCTCCGTGCCCGTGGGCTACGGCGCCACCAAGTCCAAGACCCTCAAGGACGGGGCCAAGGCCGTCGAGAAAGTCCTATCTCCCACGACCATCGCCCCCGAGGCGGGCACGACCGAGCGCACCATCCGTCGCGCCACCGGACAGGGCTCGCTCGAAGCCGAGAAGTCCGCCCACGAACTCATCAAGCACTCACCCCTCGTCGGCAACATGCCCGTGCCGCAACAGCGCGCCCTCATCGACTACATCGAAAACCGCAGCAAGCGCGGCAGGCTGGCCGATCCCAAACTCCAGGCGGCCGCCGACGCCATCTCGAAGGTTTACGACCGCTACAAGGCCCGCATCCAGTACATCCTGGGCCAGAACGGGCCGTCATTCGTCACGGACTACTATTCGCATCTGTGGAAGGAGAAGCCGGGACAGGTCCAGGACGCGCTCAACGCCTTCTATTCCAAGCAGGGCTCGGGACGCTCGCTGAAGCAGCGCAGCATCCCGACCATCTCGGACGGGATCGCCGCGGGGCTCACGCCCAAGCAGGAGAACCCGATCGAGGCGACGATGACCTACGCTCAGAACATGAGCCGGTATCTCGCGACGCACGACATCCAGGAGGAACTGAAATCCAAGGGCCTCGCGAAGTTCTATGCGCCGGGCCAACAGCCCCAGGGCTGGGTCAAGGTGGAAGGCATCAACACCACGCGCAATCCGGTCATCCAAGGCAAAGGCGGCCAACCCCAGGCGCATCCGATGAACCTCTACGCCCCGGAGGCGGCGGCGCGCGTCTACAACAATTTCATCTCCAAGGGCATGGAGCAGGGTGACGGACGCCCCTTCTATCAGGCGGCCCGCGCCGCCTCGAACGGGCTCACGCAGTTGAAGCTCGGCCTTTCGGCCTTTCACCTTTCGACCATGGCGAACGAAGGCATCATCGGACAGGTCGCGAAATCCTTCGGCCAAGCCTCTCGCGGCCAATTCGGTGAAGCAGGCAAGACGCTTCTGAAAGCGCCGGGCGCCCCCGTCACCATCCCAATGCGCGGCAAGCGCATGGGCGAGGAGTTGGTGGGGGCGCGCGTGGCGTCCGCCGCCGATCAGAAGATCAACGACCTCTATGTCAAGTCGGGCGGACGCCTGCGCATCGACCCGTTCTACACCACGCGCGGCGCCTCGGGCTCGTTCTACAACGCGATGGAGAAGGGCACGTTTGCCCGCGAACTCGGCGAGGCCACGCGCAAGCTCTACACGGGAACCCTCGGCGAGAAGGCCAAGGCCCATGTGGACATGGTGGGCAACGCGATCCAGACGGTCTCCGCGCCATTGTTCGAGAAGTACATCCCGGCCATGAAGCGCGGCGCGTTCGCCTCGCGCATGGAGGATTTCCTGAAGCAGAATCCAAATGCGACCGAAGAGGAGATGACCAAGTACGCGGTCAAGCTCAACGATTCGATCGACAACCGTTTCGGCGAACTGGTGACGGACAATCTGTTCTGGAAGAAGTCTATGAAGCAGGCGGCGCAGATCGCGCTGACCTCGTTCTCCTGGGACTTGGGCACGGTGCGCGAGATAGCGGGCGGTCTTGCCGACGCCGTGCCGAGCGCCAAGGGCGTGCTGGAGGGGAAGGGCATCACCGACCGTACCGCCTATGTCGCGGCACTCGCGGCGACGACAGCGCTCGAAAACGGCATCGCCACCTATCTCAAGACGGGCACGGCGCCGCAGAGCGCGCAGGACTTGATGGCCTATCGCACCGGGGGCACCGATGCGACGAGCGGCCAGCCCGAACGCGCCATGACGCCGGGCTATCAGAAGGACGTCTATGCCTTCGGCTACAATTTCCCGCACAACATTCTGGCCGAGGGCGCCAACAAGCTGAACCCCGCGGTTCAGACCGTCTCTGGACTTCTCAGCAACAAGGACTATCGCGGCCTGCCCATCGTTCGCCCCCAGGGTGCCGCGCCGGTTCCTGGCGAACCCGGTTACATGGATTTCATCCTCGACACGCTCATGCCGATTTCGATTGGGCAGTTCTCCAAGGGCGAGAAGATCGGCTCGAACATCTCCCCGGTCGAACAAGCGCTTTCGATTCGCCCAGCACCGTCCTACATCACCGCGCCCGAGCGCACCGAGGCGCTGCGCAAGAAATACGATACGCAGGACTGGCGCCGCCGCATCCGCTCCGACCAGCGCATCAAGGCGAGGCAGCAGCCCTGATGCGTGTGTTATTGATCGACTCGCCCCAGAACCTCATGCTCGACATCGCCATGCGCGCCCGAGACGACGGTCACGATATAAAGTGGTTTTTTCCCAAACGCGAACGCAACCGCGACGTCGGCAAAGGCTTCTTCGAAATCGTTCCGGACTGGCGCGACTGGATGCGCTGGGCCGACATCGTGATTCTCGCCGACAACACCCGCTACCTCCGCGAGATCGACGCCTGGCGCAAGAACCACGGCACCAAGGTCGTCGGCGCGACCCAGGAAGCCGCGGACTGGGAATTGAACCGCACGCTCGGCCAGCAGGTGTTCAAGAAGGCGGGCATCCCCGTTCCTCCGTACCGGGAGTTTTCCGATTACGACCAGGCCATCGCCTATGTGAAACGCGAGGGGCGCCGATTCGTCTCCAAGCCCTGCGGGGACGAGCCCGACAAGTCGCTTTCCTACTGCGCCAAGTCGCCGGCCGACATGGTGTACATGCTGACCCGCTGGAAGAAGGCGCGCCGGCACAAGGGCACGTTCATCCTTCAGGAGTTCATCCCCGGCGTCGAGATGGCCGTGGGGGCGTGGTTCGGGCCGCACGGATTCTCCGAGGGCTGGTGCGAAAACTGGGAAGAGAAGAACCTGATGGCGGGCGGCACCGGGCCCGCCACGGGCGAGATGGGGACGACGATCCGCGTGGTGCGGAAGTCCAAGCTCGCGGACATGGTGCTCAAGCCCTTGGAGTCCGCCCTGGAGAAATTGGGCTATGTCGGCTATGTCGATGTCAACTGCATCATCGACGAGGAGGGCCATCCCTGGCCTCTGGAGTTCACGATGCGGATGGGCTGGCCGACGTTCAACATTCAGCAGGCCCTCGTCAAAGGAGATTCGATCGAATGGCTGGCATGCCTCGCAGACGGGCGCGACGCGCGGCCCTGGCTGCTCAACAAGATCGCGATCGGTTGCTTAATGGCAATTCCGGATTTCCCGTACAGCCACGCGACCAAGAAGGAGGTTACGGGGATACCGATTTACGGCCTGACGGACAGCGTGATGGAGCACGTCCACCTGACGGAAGCGATGATGGGGGAAGCGCCGCAGGACGTGAACGGCAAGGTGGTGATGCTGCCGACGCCGCTGACGGCGGGGGATTACGTCCTCGTAGTAACTGGCGTTGGGGATACCGTCCGGCGCGCACGATCCCGGACGTACCGGACCCTCGACAAAATAAAGGCCCCGGCAAGCCCGTTCTGGAGGCCGGACATCGGCATGCGGCTCAAAAAGCAATTGCCGCTGATCCAGGCCAAGGGCTTCGCGTCCTCCCCGACGATGGAGTTCTGAGCAAACACGAGAAGTTTTCGGAACTGCTGGGGTTGTCGATCAGCCGCGCCATCGAAATCATGAACATCCCGCTCAAGCCCTCGATGCCGGACTTCGCGAGGATCATGAGCACGCAGCAGGCGATCGCGGCTAGCGTGTTCGCGACGGCGGCGCGGATCGACGAGGCGCAGTTGAGAAGGGTTCAGGTGGATAAGCTGGACGAGTTGCTGGCGGCGATCCATGCGGCCGAGGCCGAGGATGTCACGCCTTCGGAAACGCCCGCTCTTTTGCCCAGCGCGTGATCCGGTCCGGGTCGAACTCCAATATCCCCAGCGTCGTCACGATCTGGCCCGCGACATGGCAGGCCGCGATCGCCCGCATCGCAAAGCGTCTATCGTCCTCGCACGGACCAACGTCCTCGATGATTTCGGACAACTGGATGTTCAGTACCTTCTTGGCCCAGCGCAGGTTTGATTCGTTGAGCAAGTAGTTCCAGTACATCAGCCCGGCATGGCCGCGGTTGGCGATGAACTCGTAGGCGAAGGGATCCCGTCCGCCGCGATACGACACCTGATAGGCGTTGGGGACATCGACCTCGAACTCGACGCCGGGAATGGGCTGGCCGAGGATGTGGGAGAGCGAAACCGGCGAGAACGCGATCAGCATGGTCTGCCATTCCAGGCCCTTCATCTGGCGCACGAAGTTACCAAGGAACAGGCGCACGACCTCGGGATCGCGCGAGGCGAGCGTGTCGTCGAAGGCGGGGAGGTGGCAGAGGTCGGCGAGCTTGACGTAGCGGATGTTGCCGGAACAGGTGGCGAGCGAGCATTTCTCGGGCTCGCCCCAGACCGAAGCCGCAGCGGTCAACGCGACGGTCTTGCCGGATTTCCGGCCGCCATGGATCGAGACGACAGCGCCGCCCTCGTCGGTTTTGAGGCAGCTCATGAGGGGGGCCGCGAAGGATGCGAGAAGCGCGAAGGCTTGGGCCTCGCAGCCCGAGGCGAAGAGGCGGTTGGCGGCGGCGGACCAGTCGGAGAGGCTGCCGGCGCAGTCTGGGTTGAAGGGCTGGTTCATTTACTCATCTCTCGCAGATCGGCCTCATGCTCCAACTCCAAACTGACCGTGCTCAGCGCGCCATTGCTCTTTCAGGTGCGCAATTTCACCTTCGATGGTGTCTTGGATCAGGGACGCCAACCCAACGATATTGTGTTCGGTATGAAGATCAGGCTCGTCGCCCAAGAACAGCGCCGCAAGGTCGTAGCATTTGGAATCGTAGGTAGGCTCGCGCTTTGGCAAGCCCAACGATCTGCGATATTCGAGACGGTTCATCCTCACTCTCCCTTGATGGCGCGGGCGGCGGCGCGGAAATCTTCTTCCTTGAGCATGTGTCCGCCAGATGTTCCTGCTCCATGAAAATGCACGGTAGGGAACGCCTCCATTCTTACAGTGAGGTCGATCTCCCGTGTGCGTTCAAGCGAATCAATCACCTCCTTGAACGGCCTTAGCGCCTCCCTCGCCTCGTCGCGTTCGCGGGTGAGGTCTGCCAGTTTGCGTTCGACTGTCACTGACGCAGGCCATGACATATGAACAGCATGACCAGCCTTCGCGCCGAGATCATCGACCATCTTACGCCATTGCTCTATTTCCCGCCGTGCTGTGGCGAGTTCGGAGAGGAGGAATTTGAAATGCTCCGTCACGATTTCTGTTAGCTCATCAGCGGTAACCAGCATCGCTTCCGGCCAGTGGGCCGGACTGGTGCGGTCCTGAAGCTCAGCAACGTCGCGGCAAATATTTGCAGTTATCTCAGCGATGCGGTCGGTCATGGGAGCCTGCCCAGCGAAATTATAAAAAGCGCAATTGCGGTGATGATACCAAGTCCCCAAAGAACAATAAGTGCTTCTCTCACTTTTCCCCTCCCGTTGTTGGGGCTTCCGTTCGTTCCTTCGCCCATTCAGCGATGTAATTTTCAAGCCAGTCGGCAAACCGTGAAGCGAGGCGTATCCGTATCGGAGCCCCCCTGGCGATATACGAACATTTGCCACAGGGCGCGGTCGGTCATGGGGTTTTGCCCGCCAATGGATTTGGCATCACTGGATCGAGGGGATCATTGTCAGGCGTGCCGACAAATTTTCCACCGAAGCAGTTGGGGCATGTCGTGTGCGGCGAACGCTCGCCGTTCATTCCGCAATAGGCCATCAGCTGACCGAAGTATTTTGGATCGGGCACGGAGCCTTTACCGTGGCACACTGGGCAATATGTTCTCACTTTCCCTCTCCTTCCGTTGGTTTGACTTCCGTGGTGGGGAGGGCGCGGAGTGCTTCGTCAAGTTCTCTCTGTGCTACGCTTGCCTCGTAAGTGTACATAACTGCCTCGCAAGCCTTGTCATTCTGGTTTGCGACAGCAGCCTTAAATTCGTAGTGGCGCATCTTCCTCGCGGCATTTACAACAGCCTCCACCTTCGCACACCGCTCCCGCATCTGCTCGACGGCTTCCGGCGCTTGCCAGCCGAGGGAGAGGAGGGTTTGGATGACGACGCGCGCTGTGTATTCATCCTTGTCGCTCTCGGATTTCGACTGATGCCATTCATGGTGCGCGGCGCAAATCGCCCTCGCCACCGCCTCTATGTCGGGGCGGGTCATGGGGTCACCTTCGGCGGCGGCACAAGGTGAATCACCTCGGCCATCGACTTCGGCGGCAACTGCGCCGCCTGGACGTTGGGCTGGATCATGTCTATGGCCTCCATGGGGATGTAGTAACCCGGCGCGACGCAGGCGCGCAGCATGACCATGTTGCGCAGGAAGTCGTCCCAGCCGTTCGGGTTGCCGAACAGGACTTTGTTCCCGAGCTTGGTGGTGACGACCCACTCGTTCATCTCTGTCCCTCGATCGCCATTTCGGTTCGCTTGGTCGCGCTCTTGGTCCGCCACGCATCGAACCGCGCCTGAAAATACACCGCTTCGGCCTTGGCTGTAGCGCACGCCTCGCGGGCAACATCGAGACGAGCCACCGCATCGGCGTAGGTCTCGCTCACGCGCGCCATGTGCTCGGCCTCGGCGAAGGAGACTTTCTCGGCCGCCTTGCGCGCGGCGAGGAGCGCTTCGGAGAAGGCGGCCTTTCGCTGCTCGTCCAGACGCTCGACGTCGGCCTGCGTCTTGCCGGACTTGAGCAGGACGGCGCGATATTCGGCGAGGAATTTGTCAACACCGTCGGCCATGTTCGCGACTCATTTGACGTGCTTCCAAAAGTCTCTTGCGGAGATAACAGCCCCACGGCTTAAGCCCCGAGTTCTTGCGATTGCTCTGACCGCTGCGCCGCTAGCCAACTCGCTCCTGATCATGCGAACTAGGTCTTCTGTCAGTCTGCATTTCCAATGCAGCTGGCCGTGAGGGACCGCTCCGCGGCCCTTTCTGTCGCGGTCTTTACAATTATCAAGGTTTGTCCCAAGGAAGAGATGCCTCGGGTTTACACAAGTTGGCGTGTCGCAACTGTGGAGAACACACATCCGATCCGGGATCGGTCCAACGTGAAGTTCGTAAGAGACCCTGTGCGCCTTCCTCATCTTACCGTCATGAATAAAACCATATGACAGCTTCCCCCTCCTCTGGCGCGTGACCGTCCCCATCCAAAGCCAGCACCCGGAATTGGGCTCTGGACAATACAAATCGTCAAACCTTTCCCTGAGTGGCCTCATGGCGTTAAATCGCCCGGATCATCGTTGAAGCCCGGCTCGGCGATTTCGGCGCGGCGGGCCGCAACGACCTCCATGAGCTTGTCGTAGGAGATGGGGTAATCTTTCTTGAGCATGTCGAGGTTGGCGGCGTTGGTCTTGAGTGCCACGTCGATGTCGGCATCGGCCTTTGCGGCCCTGACCTGGGCGAGGATGGCGTTGCGCGCGGTCGTGGCGAACTCGCGATTGGTCTGAGCGGGATCGGCGGGTTTCTGCTGTTGGACTGGGGCCGTTTGTTTGTTCGCCGGCGCGCCGGCGCCAGGGCGTCCCACGGCGGCCTCGCCGTCGTCGTCCTCGGGGGCCACGCCCACCATGGCGCTCAGGAGATACCGGCGCAGATAGGTGATGGCCGAGCCCGCCCCCTGGGCGTCGAACTTGGCGGGCTTGACGGCGATCTTCGCCCGCATCCACTGGCCCGAGGCATGGACCAGCATCGTGGTCACGCCGATGTCGCCGCCCTCCCCGTTGAAGGGGGCCTGGACGACCGCGATCTTGTTGTCGGTGAGCGCTTTGCGGCAGGCTTCCCAGACCGAGGCGAGCGTTGCGTATTTCGAGCGGAAGGCCGGGTTCGAGGCGTCCTTGCTGGCGCCCTCGATCACAGCCTGCGCCTTGGCGAGCGCTTCGGCGAGAGCGGCAAATTCCGGTGATGTTTCCAGTTCCATGTCATGTCCCCTTGATGGAAAGCGAGCCCGCCTTGTTGCGGGCGATTTTGATTCCGTGGCCGAAGGCCTCGCCCACGTCGGGCTCGACCAGGGCCTTCAGTTCCTTCTCCGCGTCCTTGAAGGTGGCGGCGGCGGCTTTGTTGGCGAGCCATTTGGGAGCCCACTCGGCCCAGGAATTGGAGCCTGCCATGTCGGCCTTGCGCATGACCTTGGGGCTTTCTGGCGGGGCCATCGCGGGCGCTCCGGGCGGCTCCTTGTCGTCTACCACGTACTGCCAGAACTCGGCGCAGCGGCGGATATAATCGTCGGCGAAGAGTTCGTCGAACTCGACCAGTTCGAAGACGGGCTCATTGGTGCCGTAGATGATGGA